GGTTTTTCTTGATGAAACCAACTCTTAATGTCGTCGGCGTCAGTAAATCCCTTTTTGTGATTGGATGGGTCGGGATCACCTAATCCCATCCTATTCAGAAAATCGTCTGTGCTGCCTTCTTCAATATTGTATGTAATCTGGCGACGTGCGATTTTCAACATTTCATTAGCAGAGGTATTTGCCTTTGCAAGTTTGTTTGCCCAGATCATGTCGTCTAGTTTGACTTCTTCGCCGTTAGCAATGCGCTTACAAATGAATTCCATTCGTAGGCGATAAGCAGTTGATAACATTAATTACATCCTTTATCACTTGATATTTAGGAAAAACCCTGGAGACCAAAAATTACCCCGAATTTTTTTCCGCCGATCCTGTAACTCAAAAGTCAAATAATATATGAGGTCAACGGCACGGTCTGTACTTCAGACGTGTCTGCTTCTCGTAGTAACCCTCGATGTATTGGTGATGCCCTAACCAATAGCCAGGGATCCAAACACGTCGGGTTACTTGCACCTCACACATGCGTCTACGGGGTCTGTAATAGTCCCTGTGGATGTGTGAATCATGGTAATGGTAATGCCGATCCCCATCAAACGGCTCCCAGAATTCCTTCCAGGTTATTGCGTTGGCGGGTGCCGCAGACAGTAGCAGCAGAAGGGGAAGGGCAAGTAGTTTCATCAGTCGTTGGCGAGTGCAGCGAAGTAGTCCAGGTCAGGACCATCGTCTGCTTTGTTTAACTCTTCAATCTTAGCACCGAATCCACTGGGTGTGGTGTCAGGTTGTGACAGTGGTGCAACTGACATGATGTCAGGAGAGTTGAAGTTGCCACGACCCTCAGACTCATCCTCAAAGGACTCGTCACGAGTGCGGACCTGAGTACGACCCCTGTTGAGGACCATATTCAAACGCTCTTCCAACTTCTCATAAGGCTTGAATGCTGTAGGATCAGTGAATTCCTTGAGGGAATGCTGAGACTTCCAGATATCTTCAAGTTGCTCATCACTAAATCCACCCAGCGTAGCAGGTGCAGCGAAGTCAGACTTATCATAATTCCAGTATCCACCAATGGTTTGGATCTTGATACGGAAATCAGCGCCTTGCCACATGTCAAAAGGATTGACAGGAGTCTCATCCTCGAACTGTGGTTGCATAGAGGACACCACCTTGTCGTGGATCTTCTTACCATACTTATACAGGAATACTTTACCCTCATTCTGAGGATTCAGTTGATCCTTCACGACATAGATGTTACTGTAGTAGGAAAGCTTACGCTTCTGCTTACGAGCAACCTCTTTGTCAGCATCGAGACCACTATTCCATAGTGTGCGATTCAATTCACCAACAGGATCTTTCTGACCCAATGTGGTGAGGGAGTTTTCAATATACCATCCGCCAGGACCTTGGAAAGCGTGGCTCCACACCTGTGCCCAAGGAAGGTCTTCACCATCAGGCTCAGGGAGGAAACGGATCACGGCATAACCGTTACCGCTCTTGTCCACCCCAGGTTTCCAAAGTCGCTCATCAGGACCAGCGCCTTGGGGTTTGGACATCTTCTCAATCTGTTGAGTCAGCTTATCAAACGTGCCTGACTTTTTCTTGAGACTTGCAAAAGACATGTGTTTCTCCGTTGTGGTTGTGTGTTTTGTATTTGCCACCGTATTATAGTGGCATAGTATTTAGCGTTTGTCAAGCGCCTGTGTGCGGTTTATGATCAGGACCTTCTCACCGTCATGGGTGAATTGTAACTCGTCATCAGGACCCCACAGCAGCTCCTCGTATAGGTCATCGAGTTTCTGCATGTCCTCGTACAGTTGGTTAGGATTTGGCATCACGTAACTCCTTACGCCACGCCTGTAGTTTGTCTTCCATTGTCTGTAGGATCATCATGAGATTCAATCCACCAGAATACTCCTGTGACAAGAGATCAATACGATCCTTGACATACTTCGCTTCATTGTCATTCTCATCAGTAGGATCCATCCCATGAGATGCTAGTGCCAAGCGTGAGTAAAATACTTTTTGCTTGGCGATCAACTCTAGGGTTTTCTCTACATGCTCCAGACGCTGCTCTGGATCAAACTCTTTAAGACCAGCAGACATCTTCAAGAGTTCTGTATAGCACTCCTGAATCTGCTCTACCTCATCTTTTACTACGTCGCTCTTGAAAAATTCGTTGTCAGTCATAGGGGCAAGATCGCTTTGCTCGTTCGTTTAATGTAATTTAATTGCTGGGCGTCCCATTTGATTTTGTCCTTGAGTGGTTTAGAGATCAGTTTACTGACAGTTTCAACTTCAATCTCAAACTCCTCACAAACAGACGCAACTGCTTCTATGTAGTTGATGAGTCCTTGGGAGTCTTTGACTCGCATTTCTACGAGTGAGGTAAACTTACCCTGAGTCATGAATTTTTCTTCAATCTCTTTCATTTAAGTCCCTCGACATAGTAACGATACTCTTCGATCCATTTGATTAGGGTATCCATATAAGGTATCTTATCATACTTCTCTACAATTTGCATCTGCCCATCCTCTGCCACAGATAATGTAACAAGTTTGTCTACCTCAACACCAGTCATCTCGTAATACATGTAAGCATATGCTGCTTCCTGTACAAAGTATGACTTAAGATACTCCTCCTTCTTGATCCTAGTTGTGGTCTTGAAGTCAATGATTGCTAGAGAGTTATCAAACTCAGCAATACAATCAACCCTACCAGCAAGACCCAACTTAAGAGAATGAAGAGGGGCTTCAATACAATGAATGTTAGAAATACGATCAAGATCCTTACGAGCAAACCCGAAAAGGTACTTGGGAAGACCTTTGCTTTCTTTAATTTTCTCCAAGTCATTGTTTAGATAGTGCTCCACGATGGTATGGTATTGGGTGCCACGCCACGATGCAGCACGGCGGACACGCTCTGCCTCAGTGTATCCTACTCTCTTCTCCCAGGCAAGGATACCCGCCTTAGTATTATGACCGACAACAGTTGTGACGCTAGGCATCCAACCACTATCGGTCTTATAGAACCTTCCGTGAGGAAGAGTCCTGCTCTCTAACTCAGTGAGAGGAGAAGCAGGACCAACATAATTAAAAGACATTCACATTCCCATGTTAATTTTAGATACAAGATACTCTTTCACTAACCCAGACCTTACGATGTCCTCGATACCAAACTCAACACAGTCGAAGGATGGCATAGATTGTAGGATCTTCATGAAGTCAAGCACGCCATTGCGCTCATTAGATTTCAGTAGATCAGACTGGGAGTAGTCACCAGAGAAGATGATCTTAGCATCCTCACCAACACGAGTGATAATGGAATCAAGCTCATGGAAGTTGAGATTACTAAACTCATCCACTATTATAATGCACCTGTCAAGTGTCACGCCACGAATGAATGAGGTAGACCAGAACGAGACAGACTCTTGTGCTCTGAGGTTAGCATACAGTGCTTCAAACGCATTGTCATCTGGCATCTCAAACATATACTTCACCATATTCTTGTATGGTATCTGGTATAGGTTTGCTTTGTCCTCGTGATCACCTGGCAAGAAACCAATCTCTCTCGTAGGCACCAGTGATCGGACCATGTAGACCTTCTCGTATGGAGTCTCTGGGTCCAGGACCTCACGCAATGCTAAGTAAAGACTAATAAAAGTCTTGCCTGTGCCAGCGGCACCATGCAGGACTAGGTTTTTACCTTCAGCAAAAGAGTTGAAGATAGTTTCTTGATTGTCTGTGAGTGGATTAATCTGCTTGAGATGCTCAAGATTAATAGGTTTCTTTCTTCTCATTTGCTTTGCTGTGAGTGTCTCCAGTTTCATGGAGCGACGGCGTGTCTTGGACTTAACAGATGTTGGCATAGAGGGTGTTGGTTAGGTGTAACGGGACAAGTTTGCTACGGGGTGGTCGGCTTGCATCTTCTGCATAACCTCTTTGAAACCATCGGACTGCTTAGGTTCTCCGTAGGTTACCCCACCGATACCTGCTTGCCAGTCCTTATCCCAGTCGGGATTATCTTTACGCCACTGATCATAGTTGACCATTGACATAGAGAATTCTTGTTTCTCGCCTGTCTTAAGATTCTTTACATTGTATGTAGGCATTACAGACTCCTGCTTTGGGGCATAACTTGACTGCTAATATACTTAGCGGTAGGTATATCTGACTCAAAGAGTTGCTTTGATTCAGACTGTGACCGTGCTTCAACGATCTTATGGTGACGACGATTACCTGTAGCGGGTAGCGAATAGGTAATCATGTATCTGATTAGTTTGAAACTCATTAGTCAATCCTCAAACAGGGTTGTATGTCTTGCCAGTATTGATCATCATCATTACATCCACAGTCCTGCTCAGGACACCAGTCCAGTGCCTTAGAGATAGTAGGAAACTGACAGATGAAATGCTTCTGACACAGTTGAGCGATGTCCATGTGCTCCTGCTGAGTGCCATTAGAAGACCTCAGTTGGATGTAATGGATCCATGAACGCACAGAGCCAGTCATGAAAATTCTGGTGGGTGCGGCAAGGGGGAGCACAAAACGAGCACACTCCTTTGCAATACCTTCACGCAGTAATTCATTGTAGAGATCCATTCCCTCAATAAAGTATTGATGGATGCGTCCCTGTAAGAATGCTTTCTGCTCTACATCTACAGCGTCAATACTATTCTGACGATTCTTAGTGTCTTGCAGTCGTAGATCAGGCACCTCAATCATTTCACTCAGCAGATTAGTATCTGCATAGCGTTGTGAGAACTCTTGATAGGTGAAAGATCTATGCCTCAGGATCTGAGCTGCCAGTCCCCTGGTAGTGTTGATCTCAAGCGTCATGAATGCTTGCTCAAAGACACTCCAGTGCCCATGCTTGATGCAATACTTCAGTAGACCAGCAACCTCAGGGTTGTCCTGGTTGTTTGGGTTACTCACACGAGCAACATATCCCATGTGCTTCTCAGCATCAGGGGTCACAGATACCATACACACCTTAGAGGAGTGCTCTACAGGAGAAATTTTAGTCATTCTTAGGGATAAGCAGGCGAGAGATTACGATTAGTCCCATGCTTGTCCAGTAGGTTAGCACAGGTAGTGCGAATAAACCTGGCATAAACATATTCCAGATAAACATCAGCACCAGTGGTGAGATGAAGAGGGTGCCGAGTCCTGCAACAATAGATTTACCCATCTCAATGTTGCTCAGTTTCTCCTGCTCCTCTTCTTCTTTCTTCAGGGCAGCATCCACTGCTGCCTTCATGTCTTCAATCTGCTGCTCAGCAGACTGTCTAGGGTCGAAGTAAACTTGATCTCCTTTAGTCATCCTTTGCCCTTGGTTACCTTTGCTGGGGGTTTGTTTGGATCTTGCCATAGTTTGGGATTGATTCTTCCTTCTGCTTGTTTGTACCATTTCAGATCATGTTTATACTTGTCCCAATAATGGTCAAAGATATCAACATTCTTTCCGCTGGTAACGATGTCATAGTGCTCTTGACCTTCAATCAGATAGCAAACGATAAACGCTGACGTTGGTAGCGATCTATCCTCTGCTGCTTGAAGGTCACAATCTGATTGTAAGGTTTTAATCCCTCTACTCATCGAGCTCGTCCCCCCCACTCAATAGAAGGAAATGCATCCTTAACTACTGACTGTGTGATGCGGTATTTCTTATGGAGTGTCTTATTCACTGCTTTGATAAGGACTTCTGCTTCACTCTCATGCAGTCCTTCAAGCATCTGAATAAACATGCTCTCGATCTTCATCCCAGGCAATGTATCGTCACCACCCTTGAAGAATCGATAGAGTTTCTTACCCTCCTTCTCCAACAGTGTGTGCTCAGTGCCAACAGGTGCTTCGTTAGGACGATAAGGGACATCTTCACCCATAGGGACACGAGGTTCTATGCTCTCATCAAAGTTGATGATGAAGATAGACCTTAGTGTCTGGGTGTTGTTGTCTTGCAAGATTTTAATCTTTGCTGCTTTCGTCTTAGCATTATGTGCTTTCTGAAGCACTTCAGAAATCATCAGTTTCATGGTTTAGATAGTAGGTTTACATTCACTCTTCGTCATCAATCATATCATCTTCATCTGCGATCCGCAAGTAGAGGAGCTCAGCTGGGTCTGCCATGCCATCTTCACCCTGCATTTCAGGGTGCATAACAACAGCAGCATACTCTGCTCTATCTAACCACAGATCAAACACATGCTTCAGGTTCCATGATGCGATAAACCCTAGAAGAAAGGATCCTAGGGTAAGAAAGAAGGCAATGTACAGAAATGTAAGATCAGCCATGATGCCTCCTTAAGTCTTGTTAAAATTATTTAGCAACCTTCTTACGCCTTCCAGGTTTCCTCTCGGCATGATACTGCCAAGCGCCCTCCAGGATGCTGTAGAGGTAGTCTCTGATCTTTCTTGCCTTAGGTTTGGGGATGTGACCATACGCTTCGCGTAGCACTGGGTCCCCCCCTTTGATGTAACCATTTAACTCCTCCACGGTGTTACTCAGTTGTGCTGCAGTGGATGACTCAATGAAATCATTTGTTTCACGTCGTGTCCACTTCGCTTGCTTGAGATAGTTGTACATCTTGAATAAAAATTTCTGATTGAGCATTGCCTCATCGAGTGCTCGCTCTACCAGTTGATAGACTTCAGTTGTGTCTTTTGTCTTCACAGTAAGTTGTTTTCTCTCAGATACTTAACAGTTTCAGTGCATCCACCCATCTGTCGTCCATTGATTAGAACTTGAGGGAAGGTAGCACCATTACCAAACTCTTTATAGAATTGGTCTCTTGTAAAGTTAACATTTAATGTGAATTCTGCAAAGGGATAACCTTTCATTCGATACACTTCTTTAATTTTAGTGCAGAAAGGACACCCAGGTCGTGTGTAAATTGCTGTGTTGCCAGGTTTTGCCATCGTAATATATGAGAGAGAATAAAAAAGGGTCCCGAAGGACCCTCAACAGAGCATCAGATTCCGTCTAAATTATATATCAGAAAGAATACTTGACGCCCAGTTTCCCACCGTAGCCACGGTCGATGTTGTCATCGCCACTGCCCACGAATGAGACTTCACCATACGCACCCAGAGCATCGCTCAGGGAAACACCGACACCTGCCTTACCAGAAGGAACCGTGTCATTCTCAGCGCCATCAGGAGAAACCAAAGTAGCGCCGCCCTGGACATAGTATGAAGCGGATTCGCCCAGAGCACCTTCATACCCTACGTGAAAATCCGTCGCGGCACCAGAATAATCTGCGCCAGTCCAACCAGCATTGGTTTCTACGTTAACGTAGGGACCTGCGAGGGCAGCAGACGGAGCCACAATTGCGGCAGTGGCGGCGAGAGTTGCGATTGCAGTTTTGATCATTGAATTAATACCTCTTAGTGTTTTCTTGTGGAGTGTTTACCCACAGATGATAGGGGATTCGACTCTCCCCGTGTGTAGTCTGTAACAATCCGTAACCTTAGTTGGTCACGGTTGGTTATTTATAGCAGTTTAATCTCCAAATGTCAATCCCTTGTGCCAGTTGGACAACGGTTAACCTTCTTGATCAACTGCTCGGACAGATCATAGTGCAGCTCATGGCATTCTGTCAAGACATAGTATCCAGTGAGATCCACTCCATCATCTGTCCATCCATAGGTGATTATGCGCTCATGCACGTCATCTGAGTCCAGAAGTTTATCCGTATTGAGATAGTGGTTATACTTCTGGTGCAGATTGATCATGGTCTGAAAGTTCCTTGGACTTACTAATTATATCACGAATCTCTGACATTTGTCCAGTCGTTAGATTCTCTTCAGGTTGAGTAACATCTTCTTGGGTGTCCTCTGCAGGGGAGAGTGACTTCTGGACTGCCTCCAGGTCTTCTATCATACCAACAGGCACGAACCCACCACCAAATGCTTGAGTCTTGCCAGGTTTGTGATCCATACCCTGCACCTCTGCAAGGTTAGACCTCCAATACTTCTGCATTTTCTTCATCATCTTCTTACGACCCTTGGGATCGTCTTTGTATTTCTCAATGATCCTCCTGAGTGCTTTCAACTCACGGGAGGTTTTCTCCATGGACCTCTCTGCGTGTCCAGTATTACCAAATCCTGCCATAATTACGATGTTTGTGTGATGATTAGTTTGAATTTAACACGGTGTTTGTCTCTGTCAGAGCTAGTATACCACACAGGTGAGTTTTTGTTGTGTGATTCTTGATAGAATGCTTCCTTCGCACTCCTCCTCATACTATCTCTTTCATAGAATGCAGCAAGGTTACGTGGTAACGTAAAGTTGCCCTTCATGTCTGGGTAGTAAGGTGATGTGTTTGGATCTTCCATTGCATTATAGGCAGCATCAGCAGATTGTCCACCACCGCTAGTAGTTAGGTCTGCAATTACCATTGTAGCATTAACGTCAAATCCATTCGCTGCATTGTCATCCCATTGAATCGTCTGACCACTGTCTCTGATTCGGAAACCAGCATCTCCACTTTGCTCACCACCTAACCAAGTAAATCCTTGCTCATCATCGTCTGCATCAACTTGGAAGAGTGAAGTGAAACCACGATCAGGTAGACCATGTTCGCTATCTGGATCAGGGAAATATCCGACCGCTTGTTGGTGAAGCTCTGGATCAGTAAGGTATTCTGGATGATCATCCCAACCTTGTACAATTACATCCTTTGCAAAGTTTGAAAGTGATGTAATGTCACCAGCGTTAAATGCCTCTCTAGCATTTGCATATTGACCAGCCTGACCATTGATAGTCCAAAGATATTTGTTGCCACCAGTAACAGAGAAGGATCGAGTCTGGTTGCCAGTCTCGCTGTTACCCTGATCAAATGTCTGACCTTCAATAACCAGTTTACCAACTGCTTGACCAGATGTGCTGGGTTGATCATCCCAATCAAAGTCAAGTGTAATGGTGCCACTACCAGCACCCTCAACCTGAATACCTGTGCCATTAGGCAAGAAGTATGCAGACAGGGTGCCCGTCGCTCCCTGGTCGTATCTCCTAGGTGGCCACGTAAGATCATACTCCTGCCCCTGAGAGTATCCTATACCCGTCTGTAGCACCTCCATAAGGGTGATGGCACACATCCACCTCTCAGGGTTGGCAACACCGCCCTCTGGTTTGCCCTGCTCGTTAGGGATTCCCTTAGTGGAGTAGAAGGTGAATCCAATCCTAACCTTTGCATACAATGAAGCTGCTACGCTCACATTCTCAATAGCATCATTCTCAAACTCATTACCATCTAGGTAGTAGTCCTGAGTGAAAGTATTTGCACTAAAGAAGTTTGTGCCACCATCGAATACTGATGCTGCTGTTGACTGACAGTCAGCAACTACATACCAGGGTTTCTCTTGTCTAGCAAAGCAGACAGGAGACTTGTTGAGGAATGTGTTACGTTGAGGGATTGTTCCATCACCCTGATCGAATCGTGTGACTAGATGTCTTCTTACAAAATCACCATAGTCACCACCCAACACCTGCACACGATACCCTTGCCAGTTTCCTCTTTCATATTCAGATGCTGAGTCCTCAGGATATCCTGTGTCGCAATACCCTCCCGTGACATTAGGAATCAGAGGGTTGAAAGTATCTCTAGCCATGCCACCTAGAATTGCAGGGTTGTTCTGTAGCAGACCATGCATCGATGTGATGGTGGAGTTTTCATATACCTTGGTAGATGCCTGCTTAGGACCAGCAGATTTCTTGTTAGGTTTGGCACGATCATGCCAAGTGTCACCAATCATACTACCTGCTCTCGTCTTGCCATCTGCCTTGGCATTGATCTGAGATCCATATGATGGATAGAATTGGAAGTTTATTCCAACCACAGCACCAGCAGATTGAATACTAAGTAACTGTGTGTTTGCCATCATCATAGGACTGAGTGGGTTATCACCAGACACTGTTGTCAACTGGAGACCCCACTGCATCTCAAACTTACCTGTGTCTACATTCCATAGAGCACAGTATGGTGTGATCGTTCCTGTAGGTGGACCAGTGATAATTGACTGCAGTTTGAAGTTAAGTTTGTCTCCAGGCGAGAGGGAAATGGTGCCATCATAGAGGTCTTGCCCAATAGTCGGCCAGTCCCCAGCGTCATACCTCTGCGAAAAGATCTCCGATCCATTCTTTTTCATCCTCATTTTGAATCTGATGCAGTCACCTGTGCTACCACCAGTGATACCACCGAAGGACTTCAACTTAAAGTTACCACCTGTGATCGTAGTAATAGTTTGGTTACGACCTTGTGAGATTGAGTAGTCCCCGTCACACTTACCACACTCATGGTTTTCATCCCACTCACCAAATGTGATAGGTGAATCGTTACCACACCCCTGACGTTGGAGGATAACATCCTTAAAGTTTTTCTTAAATGACTGAGGATCACATGGGTTAGACAGATCAATCTTCAGCATCACAGGCTCAGGTCTGTTGTCTGCAAACACATAGCACTGAATACCCTCGTAAATGTAACCAGGATAAGCAGTAAACTCTACAGTATGCCAAAGGATCAGGTCATCATAGTCATCGTCACCATCAATAAGGTCTTCCCACATCTGTTTGTTGGGACCCTTCCACTTGGTGTAGTCCTTCTTGTCCTCAGGATTCCACTCCTTATCTGAGAAGAGGATGTAATCATTCTCCTTGGTATCAATACCACTACCACGGAATCCAGAACCATGACCGTTGGAGTGTGAGTTGATATTAAATGTCTGGTTGGTGCTCAGACTGTTTTGACCAGCACCATCAGACAGCAGGAAGAATCCCATGGTGCCACCTTTATATGCCTGCAACTCAGACACACTGATTGTGACGACGTTGGTCTCGTTACCACCACCCTCTTCAGCATTCTTAGCACTAGGCACAACGATCTTGCCCCACTGAGGACCACTGCTATTTGCTAGGTAGTAACCAAATGCATTGTCGTATCCTGCCTTACCCTTCTCCACATCCAGACGGACGGTAAGATCAGTAGTAACCTTCTGAGGGATACGGTATGCAAACCTGCTCCGTGAGACCCTCTGAGGGATGGTGTTGTTCTGTGGGTCAATTGTATACCTATGGTCACCTGTGGAGGGATTGTAGAAGCGATGAAGTCCCCACAGTTTTTCCTTATCAGCAATGAATTCAATGCCATCGGGTTTCTTCTGGAAGACATACCCCAGGATACTATGGAAGACCATGCCAGCACCATTCATGGTGTCTCTCTCACCAGCACCCTGAGTATCAGGAGCACCAGGGTTAGTGGTCAGGAAATAATCATGAGGATTGCTACCTTTGTACTTAAACAGAGGCACACTTCTATCTCTTGTCTCAGATCCAAGGATAGATGCAGTGATATTCATCACCCTCTGACCGTCATTACCATTCTGCTGAGGCATGAATGTAAATGGAATCTCCACACCAGACTCAGGAAGTTTACCAGTCCAAGAGGTTACTCTCCACTCACTATCAATATCATCTGCCTTACCATCACTGCCTACATTATATACAGGTCTGACTTCAAAGTTAATCACAGCACCACCATATCTGATAGTGTGCTGTGCGATATCTCCTCTTCTTCCATTGCCACTACTTAAACCTAGGTTTTTCTTAGGCCAGAAGTCAGCACCACCCTCATTATAAACCCAGGTGCCATTACCTACACCTTCATTGTTAGTAGTTTTGATCGGTGGATTCTTTTCTGATGTTGTGAATCCTGAATTGCTACCAGTGATTAGCTCTACGTTTTGTCCACTACCACCTGCTGATCCAGGCACCTTATCCTTTAGGCACCACCATGCAGCATCACCATCAGTCAGAGAGTATCCAGAAGGACCAGCAATCTCATTGTGATAGTTGTACTCATTACCATTCTCGGATTCATAGACAGGGACTCTCTCAGGGAAGCAGTTCTTGATACAAACTTCCGTCTTGTTAGCAGACCATCCACGAGGGTGGAATCCTTCACAGTCTGCCTTGGCAGGTGTCCAACCACCACCTAGGTATGGTTTGAATGTACATTCTAAAGTTTTTCTAACACATC